GAGAGGATTATAAAGGCATCATCTGATGAAGAAGATGTGGTTGCAGATTTCTTTTGTGGCAGTGGGACAACGCTTGTGGTTGCACAAAGATTAAATAGAAAATGGATAGGAGTTGATGTTTCATCACACGCTGTTTCTTTGACTCAAAAGAGACTTGAGGAAGAGTGCGGGGTTAGAAAAGGGCTTGACTTCGAAGTTATAGGTTTAGCGTAAGATGTGTTATAATGTAAGTGTGTTAAAAAATAGAAAAAGGAGATGAAAGAAAATGGAATTTAAGAAGATTGTTGGTGAGAGCCTATGTTAAATGTTCTGTTAGCCCTGATTATAGTTTCCATTTGGCTTGGACTTTGCATTGTTGGTGTTGTAGGTTGGATTTATTTGAGTTACATGATTTGGACTGCGCAGTGGGAAAACATTACCGCAGGTTTGATTTTGTTGGTGGTGATAACCGTCTTTTGTCTTGCTCTGTATTTATGGAGCGTGTTACAAAGGAGGGGAAATAAATGAGCATGAGTGGAAAAATGAGTATTCCGAAACATGAGATTTCGTGGATTGTTGAGAGCGGACTGCCATTTATTAGTAAATCTCCATTTGATTGGACGCACAACTTTATAGTTACTGGCGATGGAAAGGAATTTAAGGTCATAGCGAGTAATCAGAACTGCTATGCTGAATTCAAAGGAAGCTATCAAGGAGACCCTGTTTTATTTGCTGTGAATGGGACTATGTTCAGCCAAGTGATAACTAAGGAAGAAGTTGACACGTTAGATATCTTGGTTTACGATGAAGAAATTATTTTAAAACGAGATAGGCGTAAAATAAAGTTGGCTACTGACGAAATTCCAATAGAATTGTTACCAGAGAATGATGGTGAGATGGAGCCAATAGATATATTTGAGCTTAAGCATGCTGTCGATTGTGTTCAAAGTTGTGTAGCACCTGCTAAAACGTCTTTGTATGAGCAGTATAAAGGCATTGTATTTGATACTCTTGATGACAAGTTAACGCTTGTGGCTACCGATACTGTGAAAATGAGCGTGTATAAAATGGACGTTCCGTTTAACAACAAAGTCATAGTTGCATCTAAGCCTCTTGCAAGTGCAGTTAAGGTGTTACAAAAATTCAAGGGCGGTTGTAAAATCGGAGTTGTCGGAGAAACGCTTGTGTTAAAGAACGAATACTGCAGATTTGTGTTCCCATCTTATGATACCATGTTCATTCAATGGGCATCTGTTATTAAACATCATATGTCTGAAGTTACAGGCTGGATAGAAGTATCCACTTACGATTTTGTTAGAGCTCTTGATAGAGTGAAGGTGTTATCTAACACGATGTTTAAGTATTATCCTGAATTTGTGCCTGGAACGTCTTCACTGTTCTTAAAGATTGAAGGTGATGTAATCTACAGTGAAAGATTAGAAGCGACAATTACAGGTAATGTTATTCCATTCAAAGCAGAGCCTTCAGCGTTATATGACATTGTTGCACCAATAAAAGAAGACAGGTTAGAAATTGGCGTTGAAGCCGACACTGGAGAAGCTATAGTGATTAGACCAAAAGGCAGTGAAAAACAGATGGCATTTTGTGGGTTAGCCACTTATTAGAAAGGAGTGATAATATGATTTACAGAGGAAATGAAGCATTAGAAAAGTTAACAGAAGCAATGGGAGAGTTAAAGATTGGCTTTAGAACAAGGGCTCACAATGTTAGTTCTCTTCAGCATGTAATATTTGAGAAATACAAATCTGTAGGCGTTACAGTGCTTTCACAACAGCCATTTAGCTTTTACTGGGATACAGGTAAAGAAATCCAAGAAAACATCAACCACCTGTTATTATTGTTCAGAAGCACTGTTGATTATTCCTTGAAAAGCAGATGCTATGCGCTAATGAACGATAAGCCTAATGTGTTGCCGAAAGACTGGGAAACTGTGTTAGATATACTAATAGAATCGTCTTACAATGATAATATCAAAGTGAACATACCAGAGAACTTACATCAGCACTCACGCTTTAACATTGTTTTATTTCACTCATTTAAGATGCCACGATGGGATAGCAGTATGCCAATCATAGTAACGACAATCTTAGACATGCCGTTTGAATGGATTATCTTAGATAACATTGATATCTTTGATTGTTAGGAGGCGAAAGCATGTTCATATACACAGATGACGATGAGGCGATAAATGGTCTTTGGATAAAAAGGATAAAGATTGAATATGACAGCGATGAGAAGCTTGGAACTGGATACTTCTTAAAGCTGTATGGTGATTTCGGAGCTGATGATAATAATCCAAACCTTGTGCGTTATTCAGCTTGGATTGGTCCTTTTGATACGTTTGCAGAAGCGCAGAAAGAGTTAGATGGAATTGATAGCCAAATTTCTACTCTCAATCTATATCCGAGTGATGAAGTAAAAGTTGAATTCGAAATGGACGATTCCAAAGATACGCTTGACAAAAAGGAAGAATAGTGCTATAATACAAGCAGGAGGTGAATAAACGATGGTGAAGCAGGTTGTTGGCGGATTGATGGTAGGTTGCGCAATCCTATTATTTATGTTCTTGCTAACCTGTCTAACGTTCCCATTTAATATGATATCCTTTGTGCCACTAATATTAGGCTACATATTAGCCAGTTGGTTGATAAAAGGAAATAAAAATGCTTGACATTTTGTTTCAAAAGTGTTATAATGAAAATGAAAGGAGGTAAAAGAAATGTATGAGATGGACAGCAACAAAAAGATGGCTTTAAACTTAAAGTTGGCGATGTATATCAAAGTAGAGAAGTTCGATGCTGAAGACTATGCCGTTTTGGCTGTGTATCCAGCATGCTTTTATGGCGCATCTAAAGAACACCCATATGAGGTTTGTTTGGCACGTTTTGAAACAGAGGAACAAGCGCAGGCTTATTTGGAAGACTTGTTTGTTGTAGCCAATTATTAATCTCTCACCCTCCTTTTTTCGGGGAGACGGTTATTTCCGTCTCCCTTCTTTTTACTGTATAGTGAAACGCCTGAACGTGTAGATTGCGTTTTTACGTATATGTGTGAAGATTTACTCACAGATATCACCAAAACGCAAAATTAAGCAAAAGTGGTGTGATAAATACTACATTAGATGAGCATGTTTTTATGCGTAATTGATAAAATACGTTTTTGGATATAGGTATTGTAGAAATTAAAGAAGGCAGGACGAGGGGGTAGCGTCCTGCCCTAAGGAAGGAGGAGAGAGTGTGGAGGTGGAAGCGGAGGTGACTCGATGCTTCTATATGGAAGGTGTTGCCCGCTTCACCAGTTTTATTCCGTTTGGTGTTTCTATTATATCATATTCTGTGCCTTGAGCCAACTCTTTCATACGGTCAATGAAGGCTTCAGCTGTTGTCATTGTGTCATCGTAATACTCATCACCAGTGCCATATCTAAAAGTCCAGTAATCTATTAATTGATTTTCTAGGCACATCACGGCTGTTTCGTAATCCAACATGTCCCACAGGTTTTTGTTTAAATGCTTATCTCTTTCGTTCCATACTACTTCCGCTAACCCATAACCCAACTCTTCAAACATGTTGTCCATTCGTTTCGCCTCCTTTCTTGTTTCTTGATTATATTATACCACAAATCCTTGCTAATTGTCAATCACTAACTCGGGAATAATTTGTGGAAAATTAGCAGAACCTAATTTGATTGTTAGCTTCACACAACCTGTTGGAGTGGGTCCGAACCCTTTCTGAGTTCCAAAGCTTGTTCTATTCTCCCATTCTTCCTTATAACCTGGACTTCTCACAAACCAGCAAATGTCTTTGAAAGGTCTGCACTTCATACTTATTCGCTCTCTGGCTATTGGCACGATGTAACCTTGGTGATTATGTCCATTCCAAACTACGTTTGCATCTGGCAAATACACTGCTTGTCTGTTAGTTTCAATCACTCCGCGTGTTACTTTACTGTTACCTCCTCCTCCGTTGTGCGAGTAATACAGCTTTACTGACGCATTACGATTATAAGCTTTTAGGAAAAAGACAATCCAGCCAGTCCATTCGCCTGTTACTGCGTTAGCTCCTTTTAAGTTTAACAGCATCGTCAATCGGTTCATTAAATCAATGTTGTTTCTTTTCTTTACTTCAGTTTCATGATTGCCTTGAGCTACCAAGATGATATTCGGAGCGTAAGGAGATAAAAACTCGGCACTATCTTGAACCACAAAATCAAAATAATCCTGCCTGCGATATTCGGGACGTAATTCATCTAAACTGGAACGTGGGTCAAACCTTCCCTGCATTGCATCAAACCAATCTCCACCAAGCACAATAAGTGCATCTTCTTCTTTTGCCTTATTTAGATGCTTTTCGAGTGCTTTTCTATTGCACATAACAGAGTCAAAATGCACGTCTGAAAACAGGTATATTTTTAAGATTAACTCGCTATCGTTAACTGCATTAATCGGTAAAACACCCTCTTTGAACTTTGAAGTTTGCACCAATACGTTCACGCTTTCACCTCTTTTGCAATTAACATGCAAATATTATAACATAAGCATGCATGTATAAACCTGTCTCTTTTGCAGTTAATCGGGGAATTTAAAATTTTAATATCATTTTTATGGTTTTTAAACATAATTTTAATAATTTTTATTTTTAAGTTGCTTTTTTTTAACATCTTTTTTTTATGTTGCTTTTTTATCACGTTTTTTCGTCCTTTTTTAAACGCCTTTTTTATCCGCCTTTTTATGTTCAAGCCTGCACCCTGAACGTTAACACCCAAAAACAAAATTGTCAATCTTTTTTAAGTCTCTTTTTATGTTTATGCAAGTAGAACACAGTCTTAAAATAAAAAGGGAGCGCTGAGAAGCGCTCCCGTGGTATTTCGGCTTTTGTTACTTTCTTACTTCCTTACTCGTAACGCCATGCCTACCACGTAAACCCTTCCTGCTCAAGCATTCGCATTACTTCAAACACTTTTGCATACTCGCCTTTAAACTTTGCCTCGCATAAGTTTGCGTCAATGTAAATGAGCGTAAACCCTAAATCATCCAACAACTTTACGTACGTTCTAATGTCTGGACAATACCACACATTGACTGTCAATGTACTTGTCTCTCCATCACTCACAAACTCAACGAACCTCTTCAATGTTTCCATGCTTAACACCTCCTTTTATCTTACTAACTACATTATAACGCTTTGTGCGTTCCGTGTCAAGTGGTAAACAATTGTATACATGAAAACACTTTATAATGCTTAACATTTATTTAACATGAAACGTAACAAAAAGCTGCTTGTCGTGGTATAATATAACCATGAAAACAATAAAAGGAGGAGCAGAAAATGAAGAACACAAAAAACGAAAAAGTAAATAATAAAAGAAAGGGGATTGCAATGTTTGAATTAGTTGAAGTAAAAACAGGTAGAATCATAGGACGATATGGTTATGATTTTGATGAATTTATCAAGACAAAATATGGCAGCTTCTTCTCGCTAATAACAGATGATGCGTTCATACCAGGGGATGTTATGCCTGAATTTGCTTGGAGGAGAAGCAAAACAACTGAAATTTCTTTCAGGAAATGCGGACTGTGTTAGGCGAACCCGATTATTCCTTTTAGCTTACAGCTACCGTTACGGGCTGAACGCAGCCCGTAACGTTTTTTAACTGCCTTTTTAATCGCTTTTACGGGTTTTTACCTGCTTTTTTAAACTGCTTTTTTAAACTGCTTTTTTAACTGCTTTTTTTGCTTTTTTAACGCCCCTTTTTAACCGCCTTTTTTATCCGCTTTTTTATGTCCTTTTTAATGTCCCTTTTTAAGCTCTTTTTTAAGCTCTTTTTATGTTCCAAAACATTTAGCCGTCAAGATTTTATATAACCAAACATTCGCACCTTCAAAATATTTTGCTTGTCTAACAATCTAACAGACAAACAAAATATCCCAAAAAGATGCCAGAGAAAAAAAATATTTATGTTTCTAAATGTTTGTGTCTCTCACGATGTCCACCTTCCTTTATATGGTTTTACGGTTATATTATACCATGAAAAAAGCATGAAACATGGGCATACATTTGTATACCTATTGACAAGTGGCTATAAAGTGGTATAATAGAATCATGAGACAAAGAAAGGAGCGTGAGAGAATGCAGGTAAGAAGTGAAAGAGAAAGAATAAACGAAATGCTGGAAGACATCAGCGGACAGCTTTTTAACATTTCTGATTATCCAGCTATTACGGATTACCAGACAATGGTCGAAAAAATGCTTTTTTCTCGCATCAATGCGGCACTTGAAGAAATGAACGAAGAAGAAGCACGGGACATTATCGCTGATATAGAAGAAGCACGGGACATATTTTTATTTGATTTTTTCGAAGAAATGTATAAATTAGCGGAGAAAATCGAAAAAATCAGCGAAAAAGAAAAAAGCTTAAAGATGCTTGCTATAACGCTTAAAGAAGCATACCAGGAAGCAATTCGTTTATATTGGAGCTTTGGGGATACTTTATATGCTGAAATATTTAAAAACATAAAATCTGAAAAGCTTAAAGATGCTTGCTTTAAACTGCTTGACGAATTATTGGACTACCTGACCGAAGCATTACATTTTTAAAGCTTGACAAAATACTTAAAAAGTGGTATAATATAACTAACAATAAAAAAGGAGGCAGAGACAATGACAAAAAAAGAGCTATGGGACAAAACGGAAGGCATAGAATGGGACATTTTTAATGAAGTGTTATACGTAGTGTTTGAAGAAGAAAAGAAAGACAACGAAGAACTAAGCGAAGAAGAAATTCAAAAGCTGTATGAAGCAACGGACCTTAACGGTGGGAGCGGATATGACACAGTAGATTATATTTGTGACCGTTATATTTATTACAGTGACCTATTAAAATGGTTTAGTAAGGACTTGGAACATATGCATTATGTCAACGATTATGCGGAAGAATTCGGAGCTTGCGAATCTGGAAGCTTTAATATTTGGAAGCTTCTCGCTTGGGCACAGAAACAATATTACATTGAGCAATTAAACGCTTTAAACATGACACTGCGAGACATTATCGAACTTGAGACTGAAGCGCATCAGCTACCAGCATGGGCCAGCCTACAGGCTGGCCTTTTTCATTTAGTATTGACAAATGGCCTGTAAAGTCGTATAATAGAATCATGAAGCAGAGAAAGGAGGAGAAAAGGAATGCTGAGAGACCTTGGGAACGGTAAAGCGATTCTCGAATTTGAAGACTGGGAGAGAGAATCAAGGTATAACTGGATTGACTTTGCAGAGCTTGGAGACTTCATAGCATCTTACCTTATTTTAAATGTTGAAGGAATGACTGATGATGACACCATAAACGAATTTGAAGCGGTAGGATATCTGACTACACCAGATGACCAAGTTAAGAAAATTTCTCTTAGCGTGCTAATTGACTGGAATGTCACTGCTTGGATACCTGTCAAACTTGGAGAATTGAAAAGCGGAGAAGCAAGCGCATTCGACATTTACAGGACTGTCTGGGATTACTACGAATTTGTAGAAATTGACAAAATAGAGACTTACTAAGAATTTGAGAAGCTGGGACATTCTTCAGTGTCTCAGCTTCTCTTTTTTATCGCTTCACACATTCCATAAAATAACTTATCTTAGGTAATATGTTTTAATTTATTAATTTAATTATTAATAATAATATGTATTCTTATTCTATTCTTTATATTCTCTNATNTATTCTTTATATTCTTTACTCTTAANTATCAATATATATTAGGATATATAAGGCTTTGTTATATTCTACATCTGTAGAATGAAGAAAAAGAAAAAAGATAAGGCTTGAAGAATTTACCATTTTTAAGCGCTTTTTTATGTTTTTTTTAAAATCCTTTTTTAATTTTCTTTTTTTTATCCTTTTTTAACTTCCTTTTTTATCTTTTTTTTCACCTTTTTTAATGCCTTTTTTAAGGCCTTTTTTTTGTTAAGCCTATGTTAAGCCAATGTTAAGAGATTCAGGCCTCCGATTGTTAAGCCAAAGTTAAGAACGTTAAGCCAATGTTAAGGCATGGTTAAAAACATGTTAAAATTCTGGCATGCCTTAACATAAATGTTAAATAGGCCTCCAGGCCTGCTTATACCTATATTATACCACAGTTTAAGGCCCTAAGTGTTAAATTAATGTTATATGCACTAAAATGGCATATATGCAGTATTAAATTGAATGATTCAAAATAATATAAATTGAATGATTCAATTTAAAGCTCTGCCTTGGTATACATATAATTACCAGAAAATTTAACATTCGCTTAACACTAAAGCGTTGACAAGTATATAAAAAATGGTATGATATAGTTAGGTAAGGAATAAACCTTACCNAGAATAAAGGAGGTAGGAGAAAATGAGGAAAATGCACGGCTTTGTGGAGGTAAAGGAGATGCACTGCGCAGTATTACGCACGAATGCAATGGGCTTAGGAGGAGCCTACGTGCAATGCGTGAGGGCTTGGGCCATACCAGCGCAGGAAAATGCAGGCCTTATCGACACTGTAAAGCTACTTTGTCATGTATGGCATAAAAACCTAGTTCAAGACAGGTTAATAACTTATCGCAGGCAGGCCCTACCAAGCCAGGAAAATCTTAACTTGGCTGACTTTGTTGCCCTAGAGCCTCAGGCACTAGCGAATAAGCTAGTAAAATCCTACACTCTAATGAGTAATGAATTAGTGACAGAGGAGGTTGCATAATTATGAACATTGATAGAATGGAAAGGCTTATAAGCGAGTTCATAGAGGAGCTGGAAAATGCAGGCACGAATGGAAATTANCACATACTAAATTGCATAGATGCCNTGACAAGTGCACTGATAGAGCTGGAGGAAATGGAAATGGAGCCAGAATTTACCACGGACGATTAGCATTTAATAAGTATGCAAAAACTACGGGGGGGNCCNNNGGNCCCCCCCCGTTAAAAAAATTATCCACAGCCGCTCGTCTACTTCCCTCTCGCAAATTTTAGGTAAAAAATCCGATTTAAGGCATTTAACGAATTTACGATACCGAAATTGTAAAATTAGGCATTTTGGATATAGTTGTGAGTAAATTATCATGAATATAGTGAAAACGCAAAATACACGAAAAGTGGGTATGGAAAAATCAATGTTTTTTGGCACTGATTTTTGACAAAAATGAGGTTTTAAGATTTAAGTGAAAAGAGTTTGAAAATCGTTTTTGAGCTATTACTAAGATAAACAATAGAAGATAAGAGTAACATATTAAAGATAAGAAAAACATGTTCTTCTTCTTTTTCTTTTTTTAACTTAAAATATATAATTAAAGAAAAGAAAGAAGATATTCCTCTTATTCTTATCTTTTTATTTTTAAATATATATAATTAAAATAAAAGAAATAAGATAATCTTCTTCTTATTCTTATAATTAATTAATAATTAAAAAAAAAGAAGAATATATTAATTAATTAATATAAGGTTCTAAAGAAATATATATTAAAATATATATGTTCTTTGGTTTTTAATTAATAAATAATACTTAAGATAAGTAGGAGGTAAAAGATGGATTTATTCTTTAGTTTAAATACAGTAGAAGATAAAAACAAAGAGATAGAAATGTTACTTATAAACAACATAGAGAATTTTTTCATTAAATTAAAAGCTGGAAAGCTTAAAAAAGAAGATTTAAGTAACATAGCGTCATTGTTTAGTTTAACAGAATTAGAAAGAGGATTGTTATTGTTAGAGTATTACGGTTTTTTGGGAATTAAATTCTTCAATCGTTATTTTGGAAAATTAATATACGTAAACGTTTCAGACAGAAAACTATCTGAAGAGACGAAAAACAGAATAAGAGAGATTTGCATTAAAAACTGTCCAGAAATTAAAGACGAGGTGTAAATTTGTGAAACAAAGCGTGTTATAATAGAGTGGGAGGTGTAAAGATGAACATATTATTAACAAACGATGACGGTTATGAAGCTGAAGGCTTTAGAGAGTTAAAACACGCCTTAGAAGCAGAAGGACACTTTGTGATTGCTTGTTCAACTACAAAAAATGCCAGTGGTTGTGGTTCTGGAAGAGATTTATCGCTACTTTGGGAAGTAGAAGTTCATGAAGACGGAAAAACTCCGATATTTGCCATTAGAACGGACAGAACAGTAAACTGTATAGATTTTGGTAAATTTTATTTTGAAACGCTTGGTAAGGATATAGATATGGTCTTCGTGGGAATTAACCACGGACCTAATTTCACGTGGACTGATTTATACAATTCTGGAACAATGGGTGCAGGAGCTTACGCAGTTCATAAAAAACACACTTCTATAGCGTTATCTGAAATAAATGGACATTACCAATATTTCCCAGAATTAGCCCAATTCGTTGTTGAAAGAATATACCAATTCGATGTTCCTGAAGGAACGTTGTTAAATATTAACTTTCCTGCTTGTAAGCCTGATGAATTTAAAGAAGATTTTGCGGTGCTTCCTTCTAATTTAGATGGTGGTTGGCACAGATATTTTGAAACGCATTTAGACAGCAACGTAATGTATGTAAAAGTATTACCAGTCCGTGTTCGTAGTATAGCCGAAGAGTTTCTATCACAAAACAAAGCTGTTGTGCAATTCTTAAAAGTGCCTTACGAATAGGTGATAATATGGCTAAGCGACTAAGGGCCCCATTTACGTGGATAGGCGGCAAACATTTTATGGTTAAAAAACTCTTGCCTTTAATACCGAAACACCACACGTATGTGGAGGTGTTTGGTGGTGCTGCCAACTTACTTTTAGCTAAAGATCCATCGCCAGTGGAGGTGTATAACGACATTGACAGTGGGCTAGTTAACTTCTTTAGGGTGCTAAGGGATAAAAATAAGTTTCAGAAATTTTACGAGCAGGTCGTGCTAATGCCTTACTCCAGGGAGGAGTACTATGAATGCCGAGAGACCTGGGACAAAGAAGAGGACGACGTGCAGATGGCAGTTAAATGGTTTGTGGTGGCAAGGCAGAGCTTTAGCGGCAACTTCGGCCGCTCCTGGGGATATGTTGTAACAAGTTCAGTACGTGGAATGGCGAATCCTGTAAGCAAGTACTGGGGAGCCATAGACATGTTACCTGAGGTTGCTGAGAGGTTGTTACGGGTTCAGATAGAGCACAACGATTTTAGAAAAATTCTTAAGGCGTACGATACCGAAAACACCTTCTTTTACTTAGATCCGCCATATGTGCTAGATACACGAACCGAAGCTGTGTATCGTTACGAGATGGCTTTAGAAGACCATCAGGAGTTAGTGGATATGCTGCTACACATTACGGGTAAAGCAATGCTATCGGGTTACGACCACGAAGTCTATAAGCCGTTAGAAGAAGCTGGGTGGACTAAATTGGTGTTTGAAGCTATGTGCATGGTTCCAGGAAGGACTAGAGCCCAGAAGCACATCTGTAATGACAGCAATAAGCATAAACTTAAGCGTAAAGAGTGTGTTTGGCTAAATTACGTTCCTGCTCCACATAAGCAGATGGAGCTGCTAGGCGTAAAGTACGGGACGGAAAACAATGTTAATCCAGGTAATGGCACCGAGACACAAGGTGAATAGTATTATGAATTACGTCAAAATGCAAACTACGGCAAAAGTGGGTATGAAAATATCAGGGGTGCTTTAGGGTGAATTCTGAAGTTTATGTCGCAGTAAAAAACAGGGCTAATGGAAGGTGTGAATTGTGTGGCAAGTTGTCTAGCGATTTGGAATTGCATCATGTGGTGTCTGGGTTTGGCAGGCGTAGACAATATGAGAGTGTGGAGACGTGTTTAATGTTATGTGTGGAATGTCATCGTGCTGTGCATGATAATGCGAAGTTGAACAGAGCATTAAAATTGTTAGTTGAAGAACGCCTATACCGTATGGGGTATAATGAAAATGAGGTAAGAACATTAATGGGGGGCAGGTTATACTGATAGAAGCACCAATATAGGTATGAAGGGGGTGCAGATAGAAATTCAATGGGAGAACCATGGGAAAAGCTGAGTAATGAAACCACCAAGGCTTATGCCGCATTTTGTATATACCGAGATCTTGGTTCAGAACGCAGCATAGATAAGGTTCTCGCTGTTACTGGCAAGAGGAACAGAAGCTCTTTGATTAAGTGGTCGTCCAAGTATAACTGGGTGGAGCGTGTTCAAGCTTATGATCAGTATCTGGAAGAACTTAAACGCAAGGAACAAGAACAGGCCATAATAGAGATGTCTAGAAGGCATGCCGAGCTAGCAGTTAGGATGCAAGAATTGATTAAGGCACGGTTGGAAGAGATAGATGTGAATGCTTTGTCTCCCAGAGATTTGGCCACGTGGTTAGATATAGCAACAAAGTTAGAAAGATTGAGCCGAGGCGAACCTACAAGCATTGAAAAAGGCGAAACTGATGAGCCGATAATCATTGAGATAATCAAGCAAACCGAGGGAACTAATGCCTAAGTTTACCTATGAGTTACACCCGGGCCAAGTAAGGGCTTTTGATAGTGAAGCACAGTATGTGGCAATGATAGCTGGCACTGGTGGAGGCAAAACGTGGTTTGGTTCAATCTGGCTGGCAAGAGAAATAAAGAAAGATGTAAAGGCCGATTACTTGGCTGTAGCTCCCACATATCCGATGCTGAAAGATATCCTTTTACCGAGGGCGTTGGAAATACTGAATGATTGGCATGGTGGAACGTACAAATCAATGGAAAAGGTCTATTACCTGAAAGGCGGAGGCAGAGTTCTGTTTCGTTCAGCGGACAGGCCTTTAAGTATGGAAGGTGTGCACGTAAATGCTGTTTGGTTAGATGAAGCAGGCCAGATGCGCAGTGAAGCATGGCATGTAGCACAAAGGCGTGTAGGCTTCCATAAAGGAAGAATTCTAATAACAACAACACCGTATTTTCTTAATTGGTTAAAGACGGATATCTATGATCGGTGGAAGGAAGGAGATCCAGCCATAGATGTTATACAATTCGGCACAGCAGAAAATCCTTACTATCCAAAGGAGCAGATAGAAGTTGCACGTAGAACTATGCCTGATTGGATGTTCAGAATGTTTTACTTGGGAGAGTTCGTGAAGCCTGAAGGATTGGTTTATCAGGATTTTGATGCTGGAATACACATAATTGAGCCATTAGAATTGCCTAGCAATTGGAGAAGGATCATTGGCATGGATTTTGGCTACAACAATCCGATGGCTGCGATTTGGCTGGCCATAGATGATGATGGCAATGTATATGCTTACAGGGAATATTACGAGAGGCGGAAGCTACCACAGGATGTTGCTTCTGATTTGGCAAGGTTATCCAAAGGTGAACAAATAGATGCTATACTGGTTGATCCTTCAGCTCCAGTGCTAATTGAAGAACTGCGCAGGCAAGGTTTTAATGCTATATCTGCAAATAATGCTGTTAAAGAGGGCATAGCGGCAGTTACAGGCTTACTGCGAGAAAAGAGATTGTTCTTCTTCCGAGGCCTGAGTAATACATTGGATGAGATTGAGAGTTACCACTGGAAAAAAGTAAATGATCAAATAAAAGAAGAACCAGAAAAAGAGTATGATCATGCAATGGATGCGTTGAGATATGCTATAATGGGGTATATAAAAGGTATTAAGAAACAGCCAAGAGTTAGGCGTTTGTGATGGGGGGCGATAAAGCTGTTCGAGGGGTTGAAAGAGTTTTTCGGGGTAAAACAAAGTAATACCACACGAGCGATAATTGAGACTACATTAGGCCAGCCAGTTTGGACACCAAAGGATTATGCTAATTTTGCCCGAGAGGGATATTGTAATAATGTTTATGTGTATGCCTGTGTTAGGCAAATAGCTATGGCGTGCGCTGGTATTCCTTGGCTGGTATATAGAACTACGAACGATGGAACTATAGAAGAGTTGGAAAACCACCCATTAAAGGAACTGCTAAACGGGCCAAACCCATGGCAAGGTGGTAGTGAATTCTTCGAAAGTGTCGTGAGCTTTTTGATGCTGGCTGGTAATAGTTACATCGAAGCTGCTGGGCCAGAAAACGGGCCACCAAGAGAGCTATATGTATTAAGGCCTGATCGGATGAAAGTGGTTGCTGGTAACTCGCAGCAGCTTATCGCTGGTTATCAGTACACAGTGGGCGGTATAACTGTAAATTTTAAGCCTGAAGAAATACTGCACTTGAAGTTGTTTAACCCATTGGATGACTGGTATGGCATGTCTCCCATTGAAGCTGCAGCACGAAGCATTGACCAAAACAATGAGAGCAGGGCGTGGAACGTTGCCCTACTGCAAAACAGCGCAAGACCTCCAGGCGCTTTGGTAACGCAGAATGAATTGCAACCTGATCAATTCGAACGGCTAAAAGAGCAAATACGGGAACAGTACATGGGAGCGCGAAATGCCGGTAGGCCGCTGTTACTTGAAGGCGGGCTCGACTGGAAAGAGATCGGGCTTACCCCTGCGGAAATGCATTGGCTTGAAGGCCTAAAGCTTTCAGCGCGAGAGATAGCCATAGCGTTTGGAGTGCCCCCTGAGCTTATTGGGGATAACGCGAACAAAACGTATAGCAATTACAAAGAAGCACGGCAGGCGTTTTATACAGAGACGGTACTGCCATTAATGGACTCTATTAAAGGTGAACTTAACAACTGGCTTATACCGAAGTTTGGTGATAAAAGGTTATACATTGACTATGACAGAGATGAGATAGAAGCATTACAGGAAGATAGGGAGGCTGTTTGGAGCAGAGCGCTAGAGGCTGTAAAGAACGGTATCTTAACTCCGAATGAAGCCAGAGTTATGCTCGGATATGATGAAGTTGAAGGTGGAGATATGCTTATGATGCCAGCGAATATGATTCCACTGGCTATCGTTACAAGCGAGGAAGTGAGCGAGGAGTGAAGCATAAGCTGGCAAAAGCTGTAAAGAAAAAGCCGACTCCACAGCCACGACCTCCTAGGTATCCAGAAGGTGTTAGAACAGTTCCGATAAATTCCAGAAATGTGGAGTTTGTGCTACGAGAGTATCTTGATAAAAACGAGCCGAAGATACAGAGAGCAATTAGAAAAATGTGGAATACGGAACGTGAAATCATTACGAAGGAAGAGATGGAGAAAGTATTGCAATACAGCTGGGTACCAGTTGAGTGGATACAACGGTTTACAAATGACTACACGGTCTTTGTTAATGAGGTTATGGCTCCAGCATGGCGTGACGCGATGCAAAACGCAGTTGAGTACATGAATGGTCAGATAGAACGGTATGCAAAAAAGCAGTTCGAGGATACTCACATCGGTAAGCATATCGAGGATTGGATACGTGAACATGGCGGAGAGTTAATAGTACAATTGTCGGAGGCGCAGCATGAAGCTATAAGGGAGATACTTAGGATTTACATCTTAGAACATCCTTTGTCTCCGTACGACTTGGCTAAGGTAATTCAGCCGCTTATAGGTCTTACGTCTTCGGAAGCTGTGGCGGTAGCAAGGTATCGTGAAAGTCTTGTAAAAGAAAACCTATGAGGAGCAGAGGTGAAAAAGTTTACAGTTGGTATTTTAGTCGCTCTATTAGCTGTCTCACTGGTTTTGAGCGGTTGTTCAAAGCCTTCGCAGCCAAGTACCACAGAACCTAAGTACAAGATCGGTCTTGTATTTGATATCGGTGGAAGAGGAGATCACTCTTTTAACGATTCTGCTTATAACGGGCTAGTTCGTTTGGCAGAGGAGTTTAAAGGTTACATCAAAGACGACCCGGACAATGTTAACTACGGGACCGAGGTGGAGCTTAAGTACTTGGAACCTAAAGAGGGTGGCCAAGACAGAGAACAGCTTCTTCGTACTTTAGCTGAAGAGGGTTATGACCTTATCTTTGGTATCGGTTTCATGTTCACTGACCCCATGATCAATGTTGCAAAAGACTTCCCAGACACAAAGTTTGCCATCGTTGACGGAACGATTGACGGATTAGACGAAAATAGCAACATCGTTTGCCTGAACTTCAAGCAGAATGAAGGCTCATTCCTAGTAGGAGCTATTGCAGGCCTCAAGACCAATACAAACAAAGTAGGTTTCGTGGGTGGTATGCAGAGTGCACTAATTGAGCAGTTCGAGGTTGGTTACAAGGCAGGAGCCATGTACGTCAATCCTAATCTGAGACAAGCTGGAAACATTCTCTCCCAGTACATAGGCACTACTGGGGATGCCTTTAAAGACCCCGCTAGAGGGACAGAAATAGCTTCAACGTTCCTTAATCAGGGCGCAGACATTATTTACCATGCTTCTGGTGCGTCAGGTGCTGGTGTGTTCCAAGCAGTTTATGATGCCTACAAGAATGGTAAAGATGTGTGGGCCATTGGCGTAGATAGTGACCAAGGCTTGGTTTATAAGAGCAGCGACGATCCCGAACAGCAGGCTATTGGTGACCGTATTCTGACCTCCATGCTGAAGAGGGTCGATACCTCTGTGTATCTGACTGGAAAGGATTTCATGGAAGGCCAGTGGAAGGGTGGATATAGAGACTTTGGATTAGACGTAGATGGTGTCGGATATGCAGTTAACGACTACAACAGGTCTCTCATTGAGGATGTTATGCCCCAAGTAGATGAACTTAAACAGAAGATCATAAATGGCGAGATTGTTGTTCCAACCAACAACGAAGAACTACAAACGTTCCAATTACCCTAA